GGATTAGCGAATGAACCGGCTGTAAGCCACAGACCACGCTGCCACATCTTGCGGCGGAGCCAGGACATTCCCCGCTTTTTCAACATATAGTCGAAGTGTGCATTGACATGCGGGAGCATCTTTTGCGGCAGTAATCCCTGGCGCATTAGCTGTGCTGCTGCGTCATGGAAGAGAGACGGCACCATACTGTTATCGGTATTAAAGGTAGGACCGCTGGCTCCGTCCCAGGCATAACCGGCTCGAATGACCATTACGCCGTTGGGGTGGAGCGAGATAAATGTCGTGTCGATGGGGTGAATGACAGTCAGGGTAGTTTCTATATATATGTTTTCAGCTAGTTGATATAGATATCCCTTACGGTATTTCATGGATCATCGTTCTTGAAACTGTTTACTTTTGTTAACGTTTTATCCCATCAACACTGTTTTAATAACCCATAATACGTTCCCAAATACACCTGTGAATACAACCCAGAGCACTTTTTGCATTTGAGTAATTTTATAGTCAAGGTGAGCTAGATGATTTTCTTTAATATTTTGAATATCATGTTTAATGAGTTTTAGTTCCCCATGAATCTCAATAATTTCTTCCCTATTGTTTTGAATTTTATCTTCCATGAGTTATCTCTTTTATAGATAGTCTTGACTATCCGCCCCCGGCGGTGTCGGCCAAGTCGGATCAGCGGGATCGTCTATGGTATGTGGTAGGTCGCGAAGTGATTTACGATACACAGTCCACTCAGCCTTGGCCTCATCTGCTAGTGGCGAGTCGTTGTACTGAGTCCAATCGGTTTCTGTTAATTTGGCATTGCGCTCTGTACGAAGAATAGCCCAACTACGTGCGAGGGCGTCAGCGTCAGCTTGGTCTTGGTTGTTGACGACTGTCTGGGCTTCTGCATCAATAACCCAGTAGCTTGTCTGACCACCGGGATCGGGGGCGACGAAGCCGCCATAAGTTGCAACGTGACTGACAGCATCAGACTCGACGGCGAAGTCCTGATATTTGTCTAAGACACCGTCCGTGGATTTAACAATTGCTACAAAGTTTTCCATGTCCCTTCCTTACATGTACATGATGTTGATGGAGCCAGCGTCGAAAGTGCCACCGCTAATAGAGAGTTGGGTTAATTCGGCAGACAATGATTTAGAGCCACCCGTTACAGTCATCTCTACATTACCGATGCTACTTGTTGCGCCAGCGGCGTTCCAAGTAAAGTTGGAGCTATCTTTTAGCGTTAAGGTGAGGTTACCATGCTCTAAGCTAACAGACCCTCGGCTATCAATAAGCCACGCGGCGGTACTTGTGACGACGTTTGACGACGGCCCAAAGAACCCACTTCCTCCAAGATAACCACTGGTTTCTAAGCCGCCAGCATCACCGATAGTAATATCAAAATCATCAACACTGGTGAAAGATACCCCCTCAAACATAATAATAATAATCTTTGTGCCAGAGGGGATTGACGAAAAGGTTACACTCGTTCCAGAAGTACTCGCTTGTTCTGTACCGAGCGTGAAGCCAGCGGTGGCAGCAACAACCGCTGCGCCACTAGCCCTATGTCGCCAGCGGCAGTCGTGATGTTAGCCGCTCCCGGTAGGATCAAGTCAGCAGAGTCGTGTGTAAACGTCAGTATGCCATCAAAATGTAGGGTAACGTATGATCCTATACCCTGCGTGGCTATGGACGTTATAGTCGTCGTGCCAGTGACATCGAACTGATTTCCATCCTTACCCAAAGTAAGCGTGGTTGCAGAAGCAATATCAGAGCCTTTGGTTTGGATAAGATAGTCTGTAATTTTAACGCCACCCGTTCCCTTCCCTTCCAGGGTTAGATTCGTGTTGGTGCCAGTACTGGCGATGACGCCGTCAACTTTGAGATCGGACAAAATTTATCTCCTTATTCTGGCGGTGTCGGCCACGTTGGGTCAGCAGGGTCTACACTTTCCGGTAAGTCCCGTAGTTGCTCCCTATGCGTTGCCCATTCAGCCTTGGCTTCATCCGTAAGAGGCGAATCAGCACCTTGGGTCCAATCGCTTTCGGCCAGCAACGCATTACGTTCTGTACGAAGGGAAGCCCAACTGCTTGCGAGGGCATCGGCATCAGCTTGGTCTTGGTCGTTGGTAATAGTCTGAGCCTCTGCATCGACTACCCAGTAGCTTGTTCCACCGCCGGGATTAGCCGCAGCAAAACCATTGGGAAGGTTATTGGTAACGTGATCTCTCGCTTCTTGCATGGTATCAAAATCAGCATATTTATGATGATCTGGGTGTGTGTGATCTATTGCGACGAATTCTTTCATGTCATTTCCTATCCGTAAGTCAGTATGTTAAAGGAACCAGCACTAAAATCATCCGTTGCTGACCGGGCCAACGAAACAGATGTTAATTCAGCAGATAGGCTTTTGTGTCCACCCCCAGCAGAGGCGAAGGTGGTGGCCTGACGCATGCCCGCTGAACATGTCCATGTGAAATTACTGCTATCTTTCAAGGCTAAAGTATATACTCCACTCCAAGCCCCCGCCGAACCTAAGCCCTTTACAACAAATCCATTAGTTTTTGATACAACACCAGCAGACGCTACATTTACCCCGATGGCTTCACTTACATATCCAGATGTTTCTACACCACCCCCATCTCCAATTTGACATATAAGTTCTGCGGTGTTTCCGTCGAAACTAACGCCCTCTACTGTAACGAAAATCAATTTAGTTCCAGAGGCTATGCCGGAAATGGTAGCGACAGTTCCAGAAGTCGTCGCTGCTTCCGTTCCTAATGTGCCGCCGCCAGCACTTGCCGCCGCTGTAGTCTCAATGCTAGTGACCACTACGGTATTCGCTGCGGTAGCGTAACAAGTCCACACATCCCCTGCGGCTGTCGTGACATTAGCATTGCCTGGGAGCACGATACTTGATCCATCCGTAACCGTGAGTGCTCCATCGAATTGCAACATAAAGAAGTTACCGGATTCAACCGTCATTGCCGCGAAATTTGTCGTTCCCGTTACGTCGAAATAATTGCCATCAACGTCAATCACCAACGGAGAGGCTGAGGATATATCACCACCTTTTGTCATTTTTAAAGTAGAGGCAATGCTAACTCCCCCGGTGCCCAGCCCGTCGAGGCTGAGATCACCATTCGTGCTGACTGCCGTAATGGCGTCTGTCTTAACTGTTGACACTTGTTTTCTCCTTCAGGTTAGATAACTGTAAAAGTCGCGCCACTGGAAACCGTCAAAGTCACTCCAGAAGCAATCGCGAGGGGGCCGGTGGCACTACCGTTGTCGGTAGCGGACATCGTCTGATTAGTGTCTAGTGTCTGTTGGTTGACACGAATGATGTCGCCGCTATTACCTACAGACGATCCAGAGGCTCCCTCACCAAGGAAGGCTCCACCGCCGCCACCTCCTGGGGCCGTGCCAGCTAGGCTCCAGCCGGTCATGCGGTAATCACCTGTATCGTATTCAACGAACTCCACCTCATCGCCAGCTTCGGTAGTGAAATTAGTAGCTCCAGCGAGGATCAGGTCAGTTGAATCATGTGTTAGTGTAACAGCACCATCGAAGTGCAATTTAATTAAAGTTCCTGGGCCGCCAGTGGTATTGATGCTCGTCACCGTGGTCGTTCCCGTGACATCGAAATAGTTTCCATCTGTCAATACAGCAAGTGCAGTGGCAGACGCTACGTCAGCACCCTTAGACCATTGGATTTGTGCGCCATTGCAATCCAAATCTGCCCCAAGTTGCGGACTTGTGTCGTCCACTACATTCGCCATGCCGCCGCCATTATCGCCAGAAAATGCAATAGTTACACCGACTACATCGCCATCAGATAAAGTGCCGAATGTCGCCTGATGTGTCACGGCCACTTTCGAGTACGTCGAGGCAGACGAAACGGCTCCCGAACATTTGAACACCACTCCCGCTGTCGCTGTTCCCGCCTCTTGAATGTAAATCGTGGCAGAATTAGTCGCAGTCGGATCATCTAGGGTGTCGATAAGAGCATTAATTGAAACACTATTTCTTTCGACATCATCGAAATAGAGAACCGTAGCTGACGACAAAGTTGCATTATTGGCCCAAACCTTCCCCACACCTTGATCGGTATCAGTGGTAGTAGTCTCCCATGTCATCTGAATGCCAGCGGCCTTTGAAGAAGAATCTACATACGCTTTCGCGGCCTGTTGTGTGGTTAGTGCGACTGCACTGTCAGAGGACATATCGTCTTCATCGAGAATGCCAGCGGTGATGGTTGCCCCGGCATTGAGACCAAGAGATGTAATTCCAGCTAACGTACCAGAGGTAGCCGTGATGGCGGAGCATTTAAATGGCGCATAGGCATAAGTCATATTACCAGTTGAATCG